ACTCGCGCACTGTCATGCCCCCCAAAGCTAGGGCAAGCCTGAAGTAGAAGAGCCGTTCAGGTCGGCTTACGAGTTTCCCTGAAGCTCCCGGGCATCTGAATCCGAAAAGCCATTGAGTCGCTGGGCTACCGCGAATACGCGATCCAGCGCAGCTGCCGACTTCTCACCCAATACCTTCGCATCTGCATCGGTGAATAGGCGTACGCCCTTATCATCGACGAGCGTAAGAACAGCAAAGCGCGCTCGAACATTATCGAGGTTCAGCTTGTTTTTTTTGCCCTGCATCGACTGTTCAAACGCATCGCGCTGAGTACCGTTAAGCGTTGATACATATACGTCCCCGCCCCATTCTGGCACCTGTACCAGTTCTCGAGGTAGATCGTCCGTTTTTAGTATCGCTTCTCTACTTAACATTAAGAGCCAGCGACTACAATGCTACCGCTTACCTTTAATGAAACGCTCGCAGTAACCTTATCATCGATTGCAACACTCGCAGAGAATCCTGTGAGTACTGCGGTAAATGTATAGGTCGATGAATCGCTGAAGGTAATTACGCAAGTCTTACCGGTTGGAGCTGCTGATGCTGTGGATTCCCATTCTGCCTCTAATGCTGCCCCTGCTGTACTGTTGGGGTCATACATGATTTCCAGCGACAACTCGCCAGAGTCAATCGTACCGCCTAAGAAAGTTCTAAATACATCAGCGATACCCGTCGTATCGATTGTAGCCACCGTTACCGATGGCGTTGAGATGCTAAGAACGTCACCTATTGCGACTGAGTTGTACGAAAACGTCGTACCGTTACCTGTAATAGCCATTGGATTTTATCCCCCTTATTGGTGCCATATTACGAAATCTAAAATTGTTCTAAAATAACCGAAGTCCCCAGCTGGCTCGTTCGTCTCGTCGATGTCTACTGCGCTCTCGAGCCGTAGACTGTCGATCGTTTCGCCCTCGGTTGTACCTGTGTAATTGATTAGTGCAGACTCGACAGCGTTACGCAATGTCTTAGTTGCGCCATACGTCTTATCGAATACTTCAACCGATAGGCGCGTTCTCTTTATCCCGCCCTGAGTAGCCAGTGCCTCATTCGTTGCTTGGAATACATTTTGGTATACGATCGCTGGAACAGCTGTACCTTGAGGTCTACGCTGTGGATAGACTCGAGAAGCTACTAAACCCGTAACCGTAGAGTCTGCTATTAGAATGGAGCGTACGGCTTTCTCGAGGCTCATAGCTTTCGTACTTCTTCCTGAAATGCAGCCATTACAATACTAGCGAATAGACCCGTATCGTTAAACTCCTCATAGGCGCGGGTCATAAATCTACGAGCTGGTTGCTTTCTTACAAACGAGCCGTATTCTTGAATATGTCCGTAGTGAACGCCCTTCTTAGTCGTTACAAATACCCTTCCTATAATTAGCCCCGTTTTAGCCCTGCTGCTTGTTTTACTTGTAATTGATTTCTTTAATCGACCCGTACGTACTGGAGCCAGTTCTCTAGCCCTGTTGCGGATAAGCGCGGTAAAGCGTCGCATCCCTTTACGCATAACATTCTGTCGAACCTTATACTGCAAAGTTCTGAGGCGTTTGTTCATTTCCTTAACGCCAAATATCTCTATCTTTACGCTCACGTTGTCACCTCTTTAGCCAGAATCTCGAGAAAGATGTTTCTCTCGTTCCAATTACGGACGCTCTCGATCTGGAATACTCTGCTATCAAACTGGATACGATTCTGGGCAGTAATCCCAGAGCGATATCTAACAAGAATCGAATGCGTTACGACTCCAGATAATTCGCTGGCTATCGTTTCCTCTCTACCAGAGATAGGCGAGATACTCGCCCATACGCTTGCAAGCGTAGACCAGCTATCGCTAAGATCCCCGTAATCGTCGTACGTTGAACCTACCGACTGTACTGTTATGCGATGTCGTAATCGCCCAGCTCTCATACCGCGCTGCCATCTTTCAGCGACCATATAAGGGTCTGCAATGCCATCGGTACCTCTTTTAAATCTATCGGTGCGTTCGATTCTCTGTTCTCAAACCAGTTCGAGGCTAGTAACTTAATGGCAGTAAGAGCTGTATCTGGTACGTCGCTTGAAGCGTCCCCGTACCCTGCTACAAATGTAACTACGACATCTTGCGCGTACCCTCGACTCGAAGGATAGTCCTCATCGTAGATAGGTCTAACTCGCCCGACATCACTCGCAGTATCTACTGTGTAGAGTGCGCTCGACCACGTTTGCGTAGCCCCAGCAGTATCGACGTAGGTAATACTCGTAACACTTTGTAGCGGTGATATTGGAAGAACAAGATCGCCCTGTGGGAATGTATCAAACTTGTACACCCACGTAGCGGTAATCATTTGACGATTGGTAGACATCTCCACGTATGCTCGAGAAGCTGATGCAAGGTTGCCTATAATAGTATCCTCATCAGAGCCATCTACGCGCATCCAATCCTTCTGATTAGTGGTCGTAACTGGCTCAACGCTGGGGGCTGCTGTCTGTACTAGACTCATCTTTTACTCGCTTTACGCTTGGTAGCTGTACGCTTGGCTGGAGCATTAGCGGCAGCTTCTCGACTGCCCACCTTTACAGCGTATCCCAGCTTGACCCATTCCGCGCCCTGCTCTTTATCCACTGTATATATCTCGTCCTCGTTAAATGCACCCTTAGCAGTGCATACGCTTACCATCATTCTTATCTTCATAAAACCACCGCAGAGCGTTAGCCCTGCGGTAGCGTGTAGGTCTAAACCTAAATGGCTTACGCCATTGTTAGCTTCTTGATAGCTTCGTCTAGAACGACCTTACCATCGACTCGACGGTATGCTCTGAATCCAACTTGCCCATTCGCGCTATAAAGCTCGTTTAAGCGTTGGAAGCTAGTAGTCCCTCGGTCTGCAATCATGTAGCCCATTTTAAAATCGCCAAACAATACAGATACAAGCCCTGTTGTTGCTGCTGGCATATCGTAACTGGCATGAACAGGTCGACCGCCAAGCGTATCTGGGTCACCAGCTGATAGAGCTGGTTGCCATAGATATTGCCCGTTGGAGTCCTTCAACTGTCGAATAGCCTTAATAGTGCTATCGTTCATGAGGAAAGCTGCGCCCCGTCTGTACTGCCTTTTCAGACTGTACAGGAGATCTAGGATTTCATTCGAGGTAATCGCTGTTGCCGATGCTGCGGTTACGCCAGCACTAGCCCCAGCTGTTGCACCTGTTGGCTTGCTCGAGCCATTACCAGCTACGAACGCTGCTTCTTCAGCTTCTGCAATTCTGCGCCCGAAATTAGTACCGACATAGCTGTCCATATCGAAGATAGAATCCTGCATTAGTTCCTCGGATACTTTCATAATGGTAGCGATCTTGTACGCGCCCAAAGAAATCTGGCTGAATGCGCTATCGCTCTCTGTGTAGGCTGCTTCCTCGGCTGTCCAAGTTGCAGTACCAACTGTACTCTCCACGCTGATATTTCTATCGCTTGTTGTATTGATCACTAGCGCAAGCTGGCGCATTATATTTTGATCCTGAAGCGTTTGAACCAATCGACGCTCTAAAACGGTTTCCGTTAAGTAACCGCCCTCCGAATCTGTCCCTTCTTGCAAAGCTCGAGCCTCATCGCCTACGAGAGAATTAGCACCAAAGCGCATATACTTATCGAATGCGTTGCGATACTCGTCTGAGTCTAATCGCTCTGCCCTTGTCAATGCTTTACTTGATACTCGAGCCTCTGCTGGAGATGTTGCGAGCATTTTCTCGGCTTTTGTTTGCCGTTCGCGTCGGTCGATAGTCTGGGTAAACCCGTCTACTTCTTTCTCGATACGATCGTACTTCTGTGTTTCTTCGGCACTTAATGGTCGCGCGCCTTCAGCATCAGCTGTATCGAGGATGTCGCGCATCTCGGTAATAGCCTTCGCTCTAATCTGTTTTAGTTCTGTGGTTGTTTGTTCTGCCATCGCAAAACCCCCTTGTTAAAAAATGCGACCCCTTAAGGTCTATTGATAGATAGAAACCTGTAAGAGTCGCATTGGCGTAAACTTATCTAGTTTTTTAGGTAGCTTTGACCTATCGAGTCGCATTGGCGTAAACGACGGCAAAGCCCCCAGATAAAGATACAACGATTAACTCGTTGAATTATTGCAATTAAATCAGCTTTTAAGCCAACTGTTTACACGCAACCCTCGCAGCATTAGGCTGAATCGTCTGCGTCGCTGGTCTGCCTCGATCTCTGCATCGGCAGCCTCCATTGATCGCAATGCGACGCTCGTCGTAGGACTAGCTGGGAATGCGACTACTGAGATATCGAAGATATCAACGTCGGAGATATACCGCGTATTCCTGCCCTCGTTCTTCTCCCATCGATCGCCCTTCACTGTGAAGCCGAAGCTCATCGCATCCAAGTCACCGCGCTCTACCAGCGTCGCAAGATCTCGAGCCTCTTGCGTATCTGGAAGATGGATACGGGTAAATAGCCCCTTGTTATCCTCGCGCATTTCGAGCGTACCGTTTTTGGTTCTGCCGATTATTCTGGCTGGATCGTGATCGATCAAAGCCCGAACGTCCTGCCCCTCATTTATTGCCCGACTAAATGCACCCGTCTCGACCACTTCATCGAATCGACCTAAGTCGTAAGATACCCCGTATATACTGGCGTATCCCTCCAGCGTACGCTTATCGCCATCAGCAAATCTAAACTCTGCACTCTCAAATCCTAAATCTCGCCGCTCACTCATTTCCCTATCTCCCCTGCTATTGTTTTGGTGAAGTCGTTTACTGTTTTAGCTGTTGCTATCGAACGCCTTGCGATTACGCCTATCTGGTCATCCCACTCGTTCTCGGTCATCTTGGTATTGGCTCGGTATATTGCTTCCAATGCTGGCGCGATAATTTCCTCGACCAGAGGGGGTAGCTCTTCGAGTACCCACTTGCTGCGCCATTCGCCATAGTAGTCACCCTTGCGCTTACGAGCTAGACGTTCTCCATTCTCTTGCAGACGCTTGGCTCTAAAGAATGCATCCTCGAGTAGTGGGATAGCCCAGTCTCGAGCCTCGTCATCGTCCACCTCATCCTCGGCCTCTACCTCTTCGCCAACTGTTCCCATGTTCAGAGGTTGGATATACTGATCGCCCCCGTCTATTTTCTCGAGATTCTCGAGAGTACGTATCTCGTTCACTGAGAGCCATCCAGTTTCTCGCGCTATACGATACCCGTCGTACCTTGTTTTAGTATCTCCGCGAAGTAAGCCGTCTACCTGAAACTCGCTAAAAAAGCTTTCTGTGAGGAATAGCTTGCGCCTAATCTCTTGCTCCCACCTGACGAGCCAAGGACGTAACGAGTATGTAACAAACTCGATACCTTGGTGTTCAATGTTCGAGAATGTGGCAGCTTCCATACTAGCGATCATGTGAGGCGGTACGCCATACCAGCGCGCTATCTCTACAACCTGAAACTGTCGGGTTTGGAGATACTGGGCATCTTCATTACTTAGCCCGATAGACGTAAATTGTACGCCCTCTTCGAGGATCGCAGTACGTCCAGCGTTATCAGCCCCAGCATACGTAGACCGCCAAGAATCTCGAAGATTCTCTTTAGCCTCTTTACTTAGTCTATTGGGATGGGTCAACACTCCCGCAGGTCTAGCACTGTTACCAAAAAATGCGGAGCCGAATAGCTCAGAGCCTAACCCTAAGCCTATCGATTGTTTAGCCAGAGTAATCGGAGAATATCCTACAATTCCATCATATCCTAGCCCAGCGATATGGAACATATCAACTTGTGGCAAATGTACCGACTCATCGACGATATACGTAATAGAGCCGTCTGTATCCTGCTTAACTCGTACTCGGTCTGGTGTAATTGGAAGTAGTTGTACAGGATTACCCGAGCCATCGCGTACGATCTCAGCATATCCATTCCCAAACGTGAGACAGTGATTCATGAGGGTTTCTCTGAATCCGTAGCTCGAGAGCTGTGGGTTTACTGAGGCACTTAACAAGCTACCAACAGGATGCCCATAGGCTCTCTGCTTGCCCGTCTCTAGACGTTCGTATGTATGAAGGGGCAAACTTGCCACCGATTCACTCAACAGTCGTACGGCTGCGTAGACGGCTGAGTATGTTAGGGCAGTTGACTCGTTCACCGTTACCCCACTCGCCACCTTGCTACCACCCAAAGCTCCAAAGAGCCAACTCGTAGGTGTACGCAATGTAGCCCTATCCTCTTTCTTCTTAAATAGTCCGAACATCATAGTATTGTGATTCCCTCGTTGTCGTAAACGCTTCCAGTATCGCCTGATTCAGAAGCTCGAGCCAGTGCCATTACCAAGGCAACAATGCCGTCCACCTTTTCGGTAGATCGCTTCTTTGATATTTTTATATTGTCGGCAGCATCGGATTCTATTGCTACGTTGCTCATCATCCACCGCATAACAGGGTTGCCCCCATGATGGCACTTCTTACTCATTACCAGACTCTCTAGCAATTTGCAGGGTGCAGACATCGATCTAAAGCCCTGCCCGAACATTGCTATGTTTAAGCCCTCGCCATCGAGCTGGGTTACCAGCTGCGTCGAGTTCCATCTATCGACCGCTATCTCTTGTATGTTAAATTTCTCGGACATCTTGAGGATATCCTCGCGTATCTGATCGTAGTCGATGACATCTCCAGACGTTGACCTTACTAGCCCCTGCTTAATCCAAGCCTCGTAGGGTACGCGGTCTTTACGCTCTCGACGGTGCGCGTTCTCTTCTGGAATCCAGAATGTCGGCAGTACGTCAATACCACCCTCATCATCCTGAGCCACTAAAACGAAAGCTGCGACGTCGGTCGTGCTTGCGAGATCTAATCCGCCCCAGCATGGTCGACCATCGAACGCACCGAATGGATCCGCCTCGTCCCATCTCTCCATCGGGAGCCATCGCACCGCTTGCTCAGTCCATTGATTTAAATGCAAACGTCGAAATGTATTCTCGTAACTGGGTAACTCTGAGGCTTTCATTGCCTCACGCTCGAGATAGTCGGAGCGTATGCTTATCCCATAAGCGGGGTTGGCTTTTCTCCACGTTTTCTCTAGCCTAAAATCATCATCCTTACCAGCTGCGTATATCACTGGAAGGAACGCATCATCCTCGATAATCCCATCGCGTACCTTCTCCGCGTATTGGTGCTGTTCCCAGCATACGCTATTCCTATCGAAGCCAGCCGTTGTAATGGCTATCGTTAGGGGTTGTACCCTTGCACCTGTTGAGGTTGCCATTACATCCCAGAGATCTCTATTCGGCTGGGCATGAAGCTCATCGAAGATAATAGCTGAGGCGTTTAAGCCATGTTTGGTATACGCATCTGCGCTCAATACTTTATAGCTCGAGGCTGTTCGCTCGACCGCTATACTCTTACGGAATGTCTTAGAACAGTCTCGAAGTACGCCCTCTGATTGTACCATTTGACTGGCAATGTCGAAAACAATGCTCGCCTGTTCTCGTTCGGCTGCTGCACTGTATACCTCTGCTCCTGCCTCTCCATCCGAGAAGAGCATATAGAGCGCGAGTCCTGCGCAGAGCGTACTCTTGCCATTCTTTCTTGGTATCTCAATATATGCCGTTCTAAATCTTCTTGTGCCATCGGGTCGTTTCCATCCGAATAGTGCGCCTACGATATCCTCTTGCCAGTTGTCAAGTTCAAACGGTAGACCTGCCTTCTCGCCCTTAACGTGGGTCAAACAGTCTCTAAAGAATCCTATCGCTCTATCGGCAGCCTCATTATCATACCAGCATTCTCCCGCCATTTGCTCGGGGTCGAAGCCAGCTATTATTGTCTTTTTCTTGGTCATGCAATATATTGGGTTTTATCGTTGTCTGCTTCTTTAGGCTTAACCTCGATCCTCGTTCTACTCGCTGGACTGAATCCAAACTGCCCACCGATCTGCATCATTCTTTTATGCGCTTCATCCCGTATAGCAAGCCAGGGGCTTTTACGCATGAAGCCGTCCTTAGTCGTTTGCGTTCGTCCGAACGTCACCAGCTCTGCCTCTGCCTCGATAAGCTCCGCGTAGCTCTCGCAGTAAACAGCGAAGGCTTGCGTATCTATCGAGGTCAATAATCCTATCGCCTCTAGTTCTGGGCAGAGCGTTCGCCAGTGTTCCATCGCTCCATCACTCAGCCAGCTCGGAGCCGTCGCGCTTCCAGACGGCATCGGCTCGTTATTGTTTTGGTGCCGATCTCTTGAGCCATGAATTAACTTAAGAGCTGTCGGCTTTCTTGGTCGACCAGCCATCAGAGGGAATTCCCTCTGTCATCACAGGGCGACCGATGCCTCTTCCCCCTAGTCATCACAGGGCGACCCCAAAAG